GCCCGGTAGATCTCGGCCGCAGTGCCACCAATCTTGTCTAACAGGTCGGCGTCCTTGCGCAATGCCGCGGCGTCGCCCATGGTGATAGTCCAGGGTTCGTGAATCATGAGGTACGAACTCTCGGACATATGCACCTCGGCACCCGCCAGAGCGATGAGACTCGCCATCGACGCGGCCAAGCCGTCAACGTGCGTGATGATGCGGGCGTCATGCTCGCGCAAGGCGTTGTAGATGGCTAGGCCGTCGAACACAGACCCGCCGGGGCTGTTGATCCGCAAGTGCACTGTGGCNNATCCCCGCCGGGACTGTTGATACGCAGGTGCACTGTGGGGGCGGTCAATGCGTCCAGCTCCCGCCGGAACTCTTCCGCCGTCACACCCCAAAACCCGATCTCGTCATAGAGCAGGATCTCGGCTTCGTCGGCTAGCGCCCGAACTTTGAGGCGCCCGGCGCGGTGCTGGAAGGGACTACGCTTTTTCATTAGCGCCTCCGATGGCGGGTTCGGTTGTGCTGTTGGTATTTGCCGGCGGGCCATTCTCCACCGCGTAGAAGTTCAGGGCGGCATAGTGCAGATCACCCTCGGGATAGGGCGGCTCGTCTTCCAGGGCCAAACAGCGATTTGGTGTGTACATGGCCGAACGAATCCCCACCTCGTAGGCCTCCATGCGGGCTTTGAGGTCGCCCCTCATCAGGCCCTCGACATTGAACTTGCAGAAAGTCTCAGCGTCCTTGTTCACCCACGTAGGGCGATACAGCAGCGGGTTTACCGACTGTTCGATCCGTTCCAACCATGGCCGCAGGGAGTATTTAACCCACTGAATGCCCTGTTCTTCTATGCCGGTGCCCCACGAGGTCGACTTCTCTACCGACGCAATCATGTGCGGTGGAACACCGTAGATGCGGGCGATCTCTTCGACCTGGAAGGAGCGCGACTCGATAAGCTGAGTCGCCTCAGGAGTGAAGGAGGTTTCCTTCCAGCTTGCGTCTCCGCCAAACACAGCGGGCTCGCGGGCCTTGAGTGAACCTTGGTGCGCCCGTGTCCACTGCGCCTTCAGCTCGTCGGCTTCTTCTTTGCTGCCGATGCTCGGAGCCTGGATGTAACCGCCAGGCGTCGCATCGTTCGCATAGACTGACGCGGCGTATTGTTCGGCCGCGATACCCAACCCAACGCTGTTCTTCGCGACGTAATCGCCCACAGGCGAGAGTCCGCGCAACTGGCCGGGTAAACTCATGCCGCGAATGTGCAGCACGTCATACTCAGTCAGGTATTCAGTCCCGACCTTATAGCGCAGATTCCCTTTCTCGTCACGGTCAATCGTGACAGACGGCGACCACAGCGGCCACGCGGCCGCCACAGTTCCGCCCTTGCCACGATGCAATCGAGCTATACCATTGCCGTCTAGGAGCAGGCCGACCATCATCTCTTGCCAGAAGCGGAAGCGCGTGTATTCCCGGTTCGGCAGCCTTAACCAATCGTCGGCCGGATAGGGGAGTCGCACGTTGCCCAGTTTGCTGTACGTCTGCAGCGGCAGCCCAGCTACCGATTCGGACAGTAGGCGAACGCACGCATAGACCGCCGTCATCCTCATAGCCGTCTCGGGTGATACGTCCACACCAGAGGATGAGGGAGTGATGCCCCACCAACGCCCGTCGAAGTAACCGTCTTCCCATTCGCGTTGTGTGAGCATCTTCACGGCCTGTCTGACGAGGCTCACGATTTACGCTCCAACAGGGTCGCCCACAGGAGCGCGAACGCCCCCGCTACCAACACGGCCCCGGGGATGGACAACAGCGCCACGCCGGCTACCACACAGGCCGTCCCTATCGCGTCTAGTGCGTATGTCATTAGGCGCATCGACACCTCCTAGTAAATGCAGGCCGCGGCGTGGCGGACGGGTGGATTCTCGTAATGCCAGCGCGCCCGGTCGTGGGCGATAGCCGCGGCGATGGCGGCGTCGATCTTGTGGGGAGAGTCTTTAGCCGACTTCTTCCAGACGTCGCCGAAGCGCGTAGGTGAGGTGACGCCGTTGGACAGGTGCCGAGTGAGTACGGTGCTCCCGTCGTGCGTGAGCGCCGATTCCAGCACCGCGTTACGGAATCGCTGACAGGCGGGCCCCATGCGCACGTTGGAGTTCGGGTAATCGAGCACCCGCTCTTCACCATAACGGGCTTTCCAGTCGGCTATCTCGCTGGGCCAGAGTGCCGGGTCACAGGCCAGTTCGCGCACGTCCCGGGTGGTCATCATCTCGTCTACCGCGGCGTCTACCTCGGCGCGTGGAACACGCCAATCAGAGGAGGCATTCGCCGGCCGCTCCCATACTCTGACCGGCCAGACGTGCGGGCACTCTTCGATCGTGCTGGCCATCAGCGCCGTACTGTCACGTGCGAACGAACCATCGAAGCCCAGTGCGATAGGCGCGTCGAGCGGTATCTCGCGGTCAGATTCGCAGGCTTCCCATGCGCCCACCGGGAGGATGCGCTCCCCACCACGCACGAACTGCGCCAGGTGGTAGCGACGGAATTCATGCTCGGGGATGCGGTCGACTTCGTAGCGTTGGGCGATGCGTTCGTGGTCTAGCCAGTTCGCGGGGTTCGCCTCCGCGATGGCCGCTCGGAGCTGGAGCGGATCGTCTAAGTCGTATCCCTCTGAGGCGTGGTGCCAGACGAACAGGAACGTAGGATCGTCGATCTCTCCGTTTGCCACCCGCTGCCCGTAGGCGAACATATCGCCAATGAGAGAACCGGCGTCTCCGGCATCCGGCGTTGAGATGTTCAGTTCCAACCCTTCGGCGCGCTTGGCCAATGAGTTGCCAATCACCAGATGCACCCGTCGTTGACGATCCGTCTTCCACTCGTGGATCTCGTCAGCGGCGAATACGGTAGGCAGGCCGCCGTCGTTGGTCCCGTCTACTGCCGCTACTCGGGTGATTACCCCAGCGTCGCCCTTACGCTGCATCTCGAATTGGAAGGTGTCGATATAGGGCTTCAGCGGGCCTTCGTCTACCATCGTCCGAGCGGCGCCGAACAGACGATTGGCCTGCTCGCGAGAGGCGGCGGCGACGGGGATGTTCGGGCTCTTCCTAAGAGCGGGGCGGCCGTGGGTATCGAGAGTTGTGGGGCCGGCTAACTCGGCCAGGCATATGGCCGCCATGATTGCCGTTTTGCCGCAGCCCTTGGGTAGGACCATGAGCACCCTGCGGACAATCCGCCGGAGGGTAACGGGGTCGTATTCGTAGAGCCGGTAAATGAACTCACGTTGCCAGGGTTCGAGGATGAACGGCTGTCCGAAGAAGTCACCCTCACCGTGAACGAGGTTAGTTTGAATCCAGTTGCATACGTGCTTGCCAAGAGTAGGGGGCAGTGCTTGCGTCTGCATCATCCCCCCGTTGTCGCTAACCAATGACGCGCGGGTCCGGCTCGTCGTCATCGTCCATCGCGGTCGCGAGAGAGGCGAGAGAGCGGTGTGCGTCACCCGTCGCGATACCGAGCTGGAGGCGAGAGCGGGGGCTCAATCCAAGCCGATCCTCTAGCTGTCGGATCTCACCGTCGAGCGAGAGCATGTACCGGGCGACAGGGTTCAGCACGTCTTGCCCCATCGAACCCCGCACGAGAAGCCCCGTAGACACACCACGATACGCACGCTCTCGGGTCTCGATTAAGCTGAGCAGGCGTACTACCATCGGGCGGTCGGATGAAGTCCATGTCTCTGCAATGGGTTCGGTCCACGCATTTGTCCACCACTGACAGGAGGCTTTCAACCAGCGCGATTTCGGGGCTGGCGTGGGCATCTTGGGTGCTTGAGCGGCGCCACCTGGTATGACTGCGAGGCCCTTGCGCGGATGCCCCTGCCGAAGCTCGGGGGGCTTGGGAACCTGGTTCTGTCTGCCCATAGTCAGCCGCCCTCCCGTTTCGCCATAGGCATCTGCAAAATAAAACGAGAGGGACAAGGGTAGATCAGCGCGCTTGGCGCAGCCTTTTGACTCCCCCCTACCCCTTGCGGCGTGCGTGACACCGCCTACACAGCACCTTGACACCACCCTCAAGGGAACCGGGGATAACGTGATGCGCTTGTAGGCGTTCCGTTCCTCCGCAGTCGCTGCACCATGGCTGCTCGCGCTTGGCTGCCTTCGCGATACTGGACCACTCGCCTTGATAGAGCGGAGAAGCCGGAGCTTCCGGCGGCGTACAGGGGGGACAGCGGCTACCATGAGCCGGACGGCCACATCCGATACAGGGCTTCACTTGTTACTGCC